GGGCCGTCGCCCTGGTCAACTCTAAGAGTAAGTTTCATGTCGGGTCCTTTGTGTAGGGGTTGAAATCAGCTGACAGCGGTAGTTAAGACGCCGCCCTTAAAAGTGATAGAGATAGTGCTTAATTCGCCCATGCTGGCGTTAATGACAGGCAATGCTTCAAGGTAAGCGCCCGTCAAAGTAAAGCAAGGTTCCGTGGCGCTAGGTGTCGCCAAACCAGCAACGGTGTTGGAAACTTTGACGGTTGTTGTTGTACCCACAAGGGCGGCAAGTGTGGCGTAAGTTTCTGACGCCGCATAGGACATATACAAGTCCAAGGTGATTTCCTGACTGAATAACCCAGAAACGAAAACCCTTGACGTGGAACCAAAAGCGGTGGATTCGAGGGCTTCGGCGGTGTTTGTGACGACGGCAGACGTGCATTGGTCAGTCAACGAAACGCTGTTGACCGATACGCCTGGGTTGCTGAGATAAGTGCTAGTTGCCATGGGTTAATCCTTTGGGTTGTTGGTAATAGTTTTAGCAGATTTTGGCGGTGTTGTGTCCTCAACAATAAAACCGTGCGACAGTAACGCCTCGACGTTCACGCCTGCTTCAGGTTCAAACTTGTCGCCAGGTGTTCCCACCCGTGGACTAACAATCTTGTATTTCATGTCATGCCCCTTGCGCTTGTAGGTCAACAACTAAATCATAGGCGGCGAAAGTTTGCCCGCCGACAGTAACAAAGCCAGGGCGCCCAGACTTCACAGCCACATTGCTTGCTAGAAGCGCCGCAGACATGCTTAAAACGTTGCGTAAGCCATCCAAGTTGCCTGGCCCTAATGTCAGGACCTTTACGCTAAAACTCATCTTAACGATGGTGCTAGACAGGGCTTCAAAATCGGGTGCGTCTAGGAATACGCAAGGCGGGTTTAATTGTTCAGGGTTAAACACAACCCGTAGCCCTGTCACCGTTTCAAGGGTTGACGCTAAATCGTCTATTGCCTCATTGAAAAGGTCTGTGTAAACAGTCATTAGGCGACAGCTGGTCGAGGGATACCGGCAAGCTGTTTAATTAGCGGGCTTAAACCTGTTGCCATTGCTGCACCCATGTCTGAGAAACTCGCGAATTGGTCAATGGCGCCACGCTGACGGTACAAGCTGCCGCCCATCATCGTCGTTGCCAGGGTGATATCAGCGCCAGGTGAAGTAGTCAAAGAATCCGTGTAGCCCGCTTCTTGACGTCGCCTAAAAATAAAGTTGTTGGCACTTGAAGCGCATTGCGTCAAAAACGCTGATTCGTCTACGCCAGCCAAAGCAATTCCAAGCCATAATTCTAAATCGGGGCCGTCAATCCACGTGCAAGTTTCCGTGTAGGTCAATGTCCCTGGCGGTATTAACGCTGTGCGTTCAGCGTTGTCGTCCGCATTGTAAAACAACACCTGGTTAGGTATTGGCACGTTTAAGTCGTAGACAGGGTCGCCCATGCTGTTAACGCCAAGAAACAGGTATGCGGGCAAAGCGTAAACGGTATGCGACCCGTTAAAAGTTGCGCCGCAATCCGCGAGGGTAAACGTAAGCCCAAGGTCTAAATCGGGTTCCGTCAATGTTTGAACTACAGCGTAATTGTCTATGCGCTGTGTAAAAGTGACTTGGTATACAGCCATGGGCGGCTAACCGCCTTTCGACTATGCCTGGGTGATTTTCTGAATCATGTTGTCGTTAGCAGCAAACGTTGCTGCGTAACCAAACACACTCATGGTTCGTGAAATCGTGCTTGGGTTTTCCACGGAAAGCAGGCCCTGGTCCTGGCGATAAATTTCAAACGCATTGCTGTTGAAAATCACCATTGTTTTAGCGGCAAATTTGTTGTCAACAATGATTTGCAAACCAAGTGGGTTGCTGCCGGACCAACTTGCAGCACTACCTGCGCCCAGGCTGTTCTGTCCGTTTAGGCCAGGTGCGCCGATTGCTGGGAATACTGGACGGTTTGAACCGTCAACCAGCTGTCCCATCTTGCCCCACGTTGCAGGGTCAACGGCGATATGGGTTGGCAGGAAGTTTGTTGCTGCGGAAGTGACAACGGCTGCGTCATAAATTGACTTCATGAGGTCAGTCACCGAAAGGTCCCAGACGCCAGCGGAAGTTGCGGCTGCCAAAAGGTTTGTACACGCGAAACCGTCAATGGCGGTGAGATATTGCCCTGCGAGGTCTTGCATGATAATCGCCATTGCTGCGGGGTCCGTGAAACTAATTGTTTGGTAGGACAAACTGGCGCTGCCAGCGAAAGTCTGCTTAGAAACCACGTTTGACGCAATCACAGAAGTTGTCGAGGACACAGCGTCAAATTCGTTTGCTTGTTCTGCAACGGTTGGGTGGGTTGTCCAAGTTGGTCTCACGAAGCTGGAACCTGTGCCGTTGTTTGGCATGGCCCGTGTACCGACAGCTGACAACAGCGGGGCAATATAGTTAATGTCCGCAAACACGGGACCCAAAATTGGGACTGGGACGATACCAGGCACGTCGCCGGTGTCTGTGTTGGCAAATTCTAAATCCGATTTGTGGTAGGCCCGATAGTCAGCCCAAACCTTGTTGGCGTTAGCGGCTTCAAGGCCGCCCTTGTGCATTGCAACCACAAATTCGGCGGCGTTTGGCAAACGTGGTTCACGGCGGGCCTGTGCAAAAATTGGTGCGGTTGGCACGATTACTTCGGCTTCAAGTTCCATTGGGGTTTCCTCAGTTTCGGTTTCAGGTTCGGTTTCGGTTTCAGGTTCCGTGTCAGGTTCGGACGCTGCTACTTGCGTTATGGTAGCACCCGCAAATGCAGGTGTGGGGGTAAGACTAAGTTCCACCCAGGTGGCGGCAATGACGGTCATGTTGCCTGCGTCGTCGTATTTAAATTCGGTTGGGTTGACACCAACGGACACGCTGTCAATGACGCCGTCAGCTGCTAAAACTAACGCTTCGTCACCGGCACGGGTGTTGCTAATTTTGGCGGTGAAATACATGGCTTCAGGGCTGTCTACCCTTTCGGATACAAGGCCAACGGCCTGCGTTGAATCGTGGTACATATAAAGCCTTGGTGCTTTGCCGTCAACAGGCAAACTACCTGGCGCAAATTGCACTTTTGTTCCGTCGCTGACGGTAGCAAACGTGTTGTATGGGACAGCAATACCAGTAATGGTGCGGCGGTCTAAACCGTCAGGCCCTGCGGCGTCGACTGTGAACGTGCTGGAAGTAAATTTAATCATGTTGCTAATTCCTCTTGTGTGTTTTGTTGTGGTACTGGTTCCATATCACGCATATCGTGAATCTCTAACATTTCGTCAACATCCCATTTGACATAGGTTCCCCTGGGTAGCTGTTGCGATAACGCTGCTGTAATTGCTTGGGCGTACATTGACAAACCAAAAGTCCACAAGTCACTTTTAGCGGACGCTGACGTGCTGTATGCGTAACTACCCGTTGATAAACCCAATAGATACGGCGGGATATTGCACAAGTTAGCAATTTCACGGCTTTGATATTCGGCAGCTGCAATAAGTAACATTTTGTCAGGCGTGGCGTTTGTTTCCGTGTACGTCAAGAATTCGTTTAAGGCTGCCGTCTGGTTAGTTCCTCGTGCCTGGTTAAACGATTCGGCAAGGGCCGCCAGTTCAGTTGCGGACAAGGGTTCGCCGCCTGTCTGCTTTAAAATTCCTGCCGGTATAAGTGACGTTGCATTTCTGTTTCGTGCTTCACACAATTTAAGCGCCGTGCTAATTGTTTGTTCCGACATAAAAATCATGCCCTGGGTGGGACTGTAAATCTGCACAACATCGGCAGGGTTTAAAGCGCCGCCGTTAAAAAAGATTTCTTTAGACTTGCCGTACCAGACAGGCGGAACTTGGTCGGGTGTCGTAATTGACCCCTGCGGTAGACGGGTTGCGGACGCCATATAGCCGTCCTTGGTTCGACTGGTGATATACAGCATGCAACGCCCGAAAAAAAATAAATCGTCAAATATCCAGGGGAATAGGAAGTTGTTTGGCATTTCAGGGTCCAGCTGGCGTAGCCATGACCTAGGCGCTAACGGGATTTCTTCCATTTCTTCGCCGTTCCACATTTCGCCGCACATCTTTAGGTCCATTGTTGCCAGGACTGACGCCATTAGGTCACGGCTTCGACTGATAGACGCCACAGACATTGCACGGTTACGCATAGCGCCAGCCTGATATGACCAAAATTCGCCAATCAAATTAGGGCCTGCAACCTGGCTGGAATATCCGCCACCGATAGCAGCCTGGACTTCAGGGTTAGGACTGATAGCCGCTTTAGTTACTTTGCTACTAAATAGTCCCATGTCGTTTTCCTTTGCGGGGGTTGCCCCTGCCCGACCCGACGTCAGGCAAGGGCTAGCCAAACTTTAGCGCAACCGATAGTCACGGTGTCCGTGATACTGCGAACATTGGTTT